CGGCTCCTCCTACTTCTCCTGTAACTGGTACTTCTTCTTCTCCAGATAAAATTGAAATAATACCAAATGCTGATTGGCGTAGTTTATTTTCTGATGTAAATCCAAAAAATTACTATAATATTGTGTTCTCCAATAATTTTAAAACTGGGGCAACAAACAATATTATTTTAAATGTAAAATCTAGAATTCAAAAAATGCGCCCAGAATTTAACGAAGAACAATATAAAAAAATGATGGATGAAATTTCTAAAATTCAAGAAGAAAGAAGAAAAGAGGAATAGAATGTCAAGTTGGATGGATATGTTGGTTAATCCAAAAAATAATCATATTAAAAAAGCAATGTTTCAAGTTCTCAAAGAGAGATATGCTGAAAATGAAAATATAATTGAAAGAATTGGAGCATCTCTCGTTACGGATGGAGATTCCAAGGCATTTTTCAAATTAGTTGCCGATCTTTATGAGATGGGTTATTTAAAATCAGTTAATGATCATCGTGAGCAACTTGTTAAATTAGGTTTCATTGCTACTGTTGTTCCTGAAAATAAATCAAACATCGAATGATGGTTGGAAATCTGAGGTAATTGAGTATAAAATCCAACCATTGGCTTTTTTTTCTTTATTTTTAATTCTCCACCATCTTTTAGTATTAATTTTGGGGAAAATAACTGATCCAATTGTAATTGTGTCTGTGTCCGTCCATATTTCGCAAGATAGATCATCTTGTTTTAACATAACAGCTTCAAAGCTTGTAGGTGACCCATATTGAATAGTTTGATAGCTATCTCCATACAAATCATCGGTTTTTATTTTGATCGTTGCTGGCAAGCAATGAACGAATATTTTGTTTATTTCTGACTTTTTCTCTTCTTCTTTTTTTGTATCAGTTTGAACTACAGTTTTTTGTTCAAATATGTTTTCTGTTATTTTTTCTAATTCTGGTTTTGTTTGCTTTAATTCTTCTATGAAGCTACTTTCCACTTGATTTTCTTCGATTGCATTTGAATCATTTTCATCAACAAATACTTCAACTTTCCATTTCATGTTATGGAGTAAATATTTTTCATTTGCCCACAAACTTTGGTGCTTCATAATTGGGTTTGGTTTTGCGAGAGTGTATGTACTCCCGTCCTTGTTTTTAAGAGCCATAAATTATAGTAGTGAAAAAACAATTCTATTTTTAAGAAATTACTCTATATACATCGGACGCAAAATGAGGTTTTTATGGCTTTAGTAGTTCCGAATAATAGTGATGTGTTGATGTTGAAATATATTGTCAACCAACTTGCTCAGGATGGTGGTTCTGGCCCCGCTGGGGGAGAACGTATTTTGCGTTTATATACCAATAATTTAGTCCCGTCAAAAACAACAATCATATCTAATATAACTGAAACGACCATTTCTGGTTACACAGCAATTACACTTGCTGGTACTAGCTGGACAGTTTCCACTTCAACAGCGGGAACTAATTCAGCCGTTTATAGCGAGCAGACTTTCAACTTCTCTACAGCAGTTACAATTTATGGTTACTATGTTACTACAACAGAAATGTCACCTAGTTTATTGTGGGTGGAAAGATTTTCCTCGGCTCCGTTCATTTTACCCTCCGGTGGTGGCGAGATCGCAATAATCCCACGACTTACTCTTGATTAAAAATTTATAAATTAATTTAATGGGCTTCGATTTGCAATGAATCGAAGCCTATTTTTTTAAAAATATAATTTAAAAATAAAACTTATTTAGTAAATAAATATTAGAGGTAATAAAAATGGTTGTTCTAAGTTTTAAGAATTTTTTTGAATATTCAAATAAAAAAAATCACGAATTAAATGTCGTAAGATTCATGGAATCAATCTTAGGTTCAGATTCAAAAGAATTTAAAAAGATATTAAGCAAGGAAGCATTTGAAGACTTAAGAAGAAAATTTGGACCAAATTTTTTAACTCATATTAGAAAAATGCAAAAAGAATTCGGCGACAAAGACTGGCGAGATACAATTAAAAGGCTATATTTCGACAATAAAGACTGGCGAGATACAATTAAAAAGCTATATTCTCCAAAAAAAGTTGGCATAAGAACTCCATATTTAACACCATCAGAAAAAGATAGTTCTATGAAATCACAATGGCAATATGGCCATGATGATGATGATACACTTATGCCAAAATATGTTGGCCCATTCAGTGCAGATAAGGGCAAAGATAGTGCAGATGAAGACGAAATTGAAAATGAAATTGAAGATGAAATTGAAGATGAAATTGAAGATGAAATTGAAGATGAAGATGAAACACCATCATCTCAATCTAAAGAGGAATCTCCAGAAGACACTCGTGGTTTTGCTGGACAAATAGGTGGAATGAATTCTGTTGACAGAGCAACTATTGCTAGAATGAAAAAATATTTTAATGATGACTTTGGAATTACCAGTGATCATATTGATATAGTTGACGAAATTATTACAACCATCAAAAGCGTTAGAAAAAACAATGGCCTTCAGCAAAAAATTCCTTTAGATGAGCTTTTTGTTGACACTTTATATAAAATGCATGTTGTTGGTAATGGAGCTTTCAATAAAGAAAGTGATTATTACAAAAGAATCATTAGCCTACGAGGAACTGATGGTAAAATTTCTTCTGATAACATGAAAGAAGTAAAATATATTGTCAAATCATCCGCTGAAAGTGCTGCTATAGATTCAATAAGAGATAACAAAAGAGCCACTGGAAAAGCAGTTTCTGGCGACCAAAAAAAAGGCGAAGACGAAGGAGAGCTAAGCATATTTGACTTAGAAGGCAAGAAAAGAGATTACAGCAAGGCTAGAAAATCAGATCTTGTCGGAGCAAAAGACCGACTTGGACCAGTAGAGCCTAATATAGATTTGTATAGCCTTGTATCACAATACTTAAGAACTAAAAATGATAATGATCTCAAAAATGCTAGAATCCATTTAAGACAAGAAATACAAAACGCAAGAAGAAATGGTAAAAGATTAGCAAATGAAGAAAGTTGGGTAGAAATTATTAATCAATTAATTTCTATGAAATTTTCTTTACTTGTAAAAAAATATATAGAAAAAAGTCCCAAACAATATAAAGATTTTTTAAATCTTGAATCAGAATTTAAAAAAGAACATGAAGAAATTTATATCGGGGGGCCAGCAGCTGCACCAGAAAAAATTGGCAAGATACTTTCCAAAATAGATAAAGGTGCCATTTTAAAGCCAAAAGAAGAACATGGATATCTACGAAACAAAAAACAATGGGAAAGTATTATAAATACATTACCAATGAAAGACGAGGAAGACAAAGAAAAAGTCAAAGAAATTCTTGATAAATTGTCTCCTCAAAGCGAACAAGATATTGAAAAATCTTTAAAAGATATTTCTCTGTTAAGACCAATTTCGTATATGAGCAATAAAGAATCAAAAATTACAAAAGAATTTATTGATAAAGTTGTTAATGAGTTAGAAATAGAAGCTGAAGCTACAACAAAGAAGGTTCCAAAAACAGCACTTTTAAGAGCAGCAGAAATAGCTAGTTTGGTATTAGACACAAACACTAAATATAATGCGGAAAAAATTGTTCAACATTTCAAAAAACAAGGCGAAGGAAAATACGCCAGTAGAGAACCTGTGGACATAACTCCTCTTACTGCCAATAATTACATAAAAAAGATTTATGATATAGTTGAAGAAACGCCATTTGAAATTCGTTCTGGATTTCCACCACCAAATTATGCGGGACGTGAAGGACAAGGTCGTAGAACTAAAAAGACTGATCCTGTATACCCCAACGCTCCATTTGAGTTGTCACTTAAAAATTATATCAAAAAACGAAAAGATATGGCGCAATCAGACAGTGAATATGTAAAAAATGAAATAAAAAATACTATTGATAAAATCAAAAAACTTGAAGCAGAAGACGAAGCTTTAGTTAAAGCAAATGGAAAAAGAAAGTATGTTGTTTCAGATGGTAAAAATAGTACAGAAGTGACAATATCAGATGCAGAGGGATATCTTGGCGATCTAAGTCAATATACTTTACTGGAGCCTCTTAGAAGTCTAAAACTAAGACTTTTCAATCTACAAAGGCATCCTTCAGTTTCTATAGACGATGATGATTTTTTCAATTCTCGTCATGCAGCGGCAATTGCTCCAGAAACTTCACCTGAAGAACTAAAAAAAATCTATCCAGTTCGTGAGCCACAAACTAGAACTAACATTCCTTTAGGTGATATTAAACAAAGAAATGAACCTATAAAAGCGCCAACAGATTATTCATCAATTCACCCAATTTATAGACAAAGACCTGATCAGGCCTCTTTACGAAAGGCCGCAATGAATAAATATCTTTCTGGAGACGTGGACATTGATAAATATCTTTCTGGAGATGTGGGTACTCCTCCTCCTTCTTCAGGTCGAAGAAAACTTTTCCCTCAATTAACTTTCCCGAGCAAAGATGATTTAGAAAACTTTAAAAAGAATAGAAATGTTCCACCAAAATCAGACAATTTTGACATAGGTGATGATGCTCATGTGGCACGAACATTACGGGATCTTCCTATATTTCCGACCTCGAAGACTAAATCACCTCCTATACCAGAACAATTTACAAGTCAAAGATTGCGAGGTTGGATTAGTTTGTCTGAGCATTTAAGCAGGATATATCGTTAATTTATTGTAGGAAGGGAGGGATCTTGGCTTTATCTAATTTGGATGGAACTCCATATCAATTAAGAGGTAGTACTCAAATGTTCGATCCATTGGATCGAACACACGACCTTTTTAATTTGTGGGATCAGGAAGCGATCAAGAGAGGTGGATCTCCGATTTATTATTATGAAGTAATTATTACTAAAGATATGATTGACCCAATTTATTTGGAAGCGAGAAATAAATTATTTTCAAATAATCCTGTTGAGTTGTGGTGTACTTATGAGCCTATACCTTCACAGAACTTATTGAATCAGTTTGGAATTGATGCTCCAGATGAAATGAAGTTTGAACTTAATTATCGTGCTGTTTTGCAAAATGTAGGACATCCTCCTAAAATTGGTTCGAGATTGTTTACTCCACATCTTAGAGAAAACTGGGTTGTTATTCAAAGAAACTTAGGTGAATTCAAGATGTGGGGAGCTTTGAGATTGGAATTAATTTGTCAGAGATTCCAAGAAGATGTTGTTACTGGAGAAGGTAAGGTTACAGAAAAACAACCTGATATTAAAATTAAAATTGTTTAAGGAAATATTATGAAGTCTTTCTATGAGTTTTATCTTCATATTCAAAGAGAAGCAGCGACAACAACAACCAGTTATTCTTCCTCTATCGTCACAGGAAATCCAACAAATAATCCAGATATGCAAAGAAAACTTGATATTATGAAAAGAATGGAAGACCCGAATTGGGACCCTAATAAGGAAGCACAAAGAAAAGCACCAGCAGCACAAGCACAAAGACAAGCACCAACAACACCAACAGCGCCAGCAAAAACAGCACCAACGGGAATGGATGTTCAAAAAACATTATCTGCAAAAACAGATCAAGAATTTTGGAATGCATTGGGACCAAAAATGCAAAAATCGATAGTTGATTATACTAAGTCTGGTAGATCACAAGAAATAGAAAAAAAATGGACTGATAATTATAAAAATTATCCCAATGCAGTCGTAGTATTAAAGCGAATGTTTGCATCAGTAGCAAGAAAATATGCCCCAAACAATGCAACGAATGCAAATAATGCTTCCTCGCAACAAAAAGCACAACAACAAGCAGCGCCACAACAACAAGCAGCGCCACAACAACAAGCAGTGCCACAACAAGCAACACCGACCAATCAAAGAAATTCATTCTTAAATCGAGCAGCGAATATGATTGGATTAGGCAGAAAAAAATAAAAATTACATCAATAAATCATAATTATTAGATATGGTCAATAAGTATATGGTCAAAAACATTGGAATTGAATTTAAAGAGGTGATATATGAAATCTTTCTATGAGTTTTATCTTCAGATTCAAAGAGAAGCGGCAACGGCCCCTGCTGCCCCTGCTGCTGCTGGTGCTGCTCCTGCGGCTGCTCCTGCTGCTGGTGCCGCTCCTGCTGCTGGTGCTGCCCCTGCTGCTGGTGCGGCTCCTGCGGCTCCTGCTGCTGCTGGCACAGCGAAGCCTGTTCCTCCACAAGACCCGGGAGTTGCTGCTTTCATAACTGCTGTTGGCAAAAACACAAAGGTTTATCAGGATGCATTGTCCCAAATTAAAGATCCTAAGTTGAAGCCAGCGGCAGATGCGATATCTGCTCTTCTTAATCCTCCAAAATAAAATTTTGTCTTTTGAATAAATTTGGCTTATGAATTTTTGAGAAGTAGCAAAGAGGAAATTTAGGCTTTTGAAAAGAAGTCACAGGTTCACCTGCGATATAGGGGATGAATCTTTGGCTTCTTTTTTTAATTTTATATGATTTCATTTTTTGCCTTTTTGGGGAAAAATATTTTTTTCTTGGTTATTTTTTTACATTTTTCATAAACTTTTTGATTTGTTTTTTCTAAAAATTGTTTGACCCCATCGTTTCCTTTTCTGGTATAAATTTTATTAAGCACTTTATATTTATCATCAAAGTTATTTCCTTTGTGGTCATGCCAATTGTTTTCAACAAATTCTTTACAATTTTTGTTGATTGATTCTTCTGCATTAACTCGTGCAAAAATTTCAGAAGATGTCATTGGATTTATCTCATAAAAAACTTTTCTAGGCAAGATTAATATTTGTGCATATGGTTCATCTTTTCTAAAGATATAAGTTTGTTCTGGCATTGGGTTTTTAAAAACAACAAAAAATATTTTTGGCCACATGCTGGTATTTATATGGCCGGGTATTACCAATGGCACAGTATAGGTGTGATCAGTGTAGTATTTTGGATGTGGTTCGATGCGAAGAATATAATTGTCTGGAACTTGAATATCGAGACATGAAGTCATTCCGAAGTGTCCCGGTGCAAAACTTGAAAAAGGTGGAAGAAGCACACTGGGAAAAGATTTATTTTCAATGGTAAAATCACCTAAAAAATTTACTTGATTGTTAATCATTTTCACATGGCACTCTGTATTAAAAGAATACAGAAGCTCTAATCCATATGTAGATCCTTCAACGAAAGGGACGCAATGCCAAGGTTGTGGAATATCGCCTTCTTTATGTTCATTTGGTTCGCCAGACCATCCCGGTATTTGCAAACGAATAGGTTTGGGAGGCTGTCCTTGATACCAAGACCTGTATTTTACCAATATTTTTTCCACAATTTCACCTCGAATGAATAATTAGAACAGGAGTTAAAAATGAATCCAGACGCAGGAAATCATCAACAAAGACCACTAGATCAATGCAATGACGTTGGTGGTTTGCCTGATCCAAACCTTGATCAATCGCCTCCATATTGCGAACCAGATTATAGCAGCAATTTGAGAAAAATCAATGATGACAGCATGAATTGGCTGAAAGACCAATCCATGAAAAAAACAGGTTTTGGTGCAAAATCTGATGGCGATCCTATGCAGCGTGGTAAAATTCTGAATGATCCTGACAATCCCGACAAAACAATTTTGTATCGATATTCAAAATCTTTGCGTGGCAACGATGAAGCCATGCTTGATATGTTTAGAAACGTGGTTGTAATTGATGAAGATGGTAAAGCTTGGCCGATTCCAATTATGCTTGGCCCTCCAGAAAAAGCTGTTGCTGCCATGATTCAAGAAAATGTTCGCAAAGATGAAACATTGGTTGTTAATAGATTACG